CTCGAGAGATCTTCGTGCTCGACATCGTATCTCGAGTGTCCATCAATTGGCTTGAATCTCTGGCCAGGATCCTATGTGAAGCAGTTGACAACGAGATGCTGACCAAAGGCACTAAGAAGCACTCCTTGTCTGCCGGAGCTTACCGCAAGGCTGCTGAGTTCAAGGAGAGCACTGGCTTCACCGTGAGCATGACCTCAATTGACTCCTCAGATGCCGCAACATGGTGCCAGAGGTTCATGATGACGAGCTTCGGCTGTTTCTTCTCCGAGCTTCTGAGGGGGGAAATGCTACTGGTGTGCTATAAGATCCTGAACATGGTTGCTTCGAAGAAGTTGGAGCTCCCAGCAAAGCTCTTGAAAAGGTTCCTCGAAGATCAAGATATGAGCAGCCTGAGCAGCCGAGTCATCAACGAGTTGAAGGATCAGTATCTCGGTCGTTCGGAGAACAATTACTTCGTGGACAAAGGTAGCCCCTTCTTGAAGAATGTATCCAACATGATGCAAGGTATCCTCCATTATTGTTCTTCGCTGATCCACGCGGCGTACCAGCTCTGGCTGCAAGAATTCCTGCAGAAGAAATTTAGGGCCTGGACTCTGAAGAAGAAGGTGGTGGGTCAGCTTTTCATCTTGGATAAAGCTTCCTCTGATGATGGAGCTGGGCTGAGAATCGTCATCGCCAAAGGCAGCGACGAAGTGGAAGAGGATGCTAGGATTAGGATGGTGATTGATGCGTTCTTGTCCTACGCAGCAGTGGCTTGCAGTGTCGGCATGAGGATCATCGGACAAGAAGATTCCAAAATCAAGACTACACCTCACAACATCGTCGGTGTGGAAGAGTTCAACAGCCAGTGGACGGTTGGGAACACCACCATCGCTGTCACGATCAAGTTCGTTCTCTCAGCTTGCGACTCAAAAGTCTCCACCAAACTGGTGGACAGGCTCAACATCTTCGCGAACCTCAGGAAGAGCATCCCAGAGAACGGCGGATCACCGTGGTTGGCCTCAATCGTCCAGGAGTCCCAAATGAGAATTCATTACGCAAATCTGGGTGCTGGCTCACAGAGGCACTTCCCAGCTTTAGCTCTCAGAATCTCGAGGAAACCTCACCCTGCTCTGGGGTTCTTCCCTCTTGAGCCCCCACACTGCTGTGGCCTACTGGGCTATGATTATGCTGAGTACCTTCTCATCAGCTCCAATCCAATCACTTCTGGAATTCATCACAAACTCTTGAAGGGTGGTGACACCGATGTGAACGACTATGGCAAGTTGACCACGACGACGCAACTGCAGATGGGTGGCCTCAAGGCCCATAAAGCTTTCAAAGCTCGCGTCGCGCCAGGACAGTGGGATGAACCCATCGAGGAGGGCCGAATGTCAGCTGAGGTTCTGTATCGATTCCCGGAGACACTCCAAGAAGTGCAGCTCTACATCGCCAAGAAGGCGAGCGCACCTGGCACGGCTGATGCGTTTTCTTTCAACTCATCCAACAAGATGCATGCGGCAGGAGTGTACATCGGCAGCTTCAAATGCATTTTGGTTAAGAGGAAGGAGGGGGGTGAATGGACGTCAGACAAGTACTCACTCATTGCTCTCTTGGAGGAGATGGAAGTATTGGAGCCAATCAGTGGTTTGCTCCTCATGACACTCTTCCCGCAAAAGCGGATTTATGATCTGTTCAATGCTGCCATGTCCGAGTTCACAGCGGTAGTAGTGAATCCTCTCAGTTTGCGTGCAGCCAGGAGGAAGATCAAGCTCCATATGCCCAAGAGCGAGTTGATCTTGTCTCAGGACCTCTTGACCGTCTGCCGAAGAATTTGGTGGGGTCACAGCACGAGAGGTGGGCAGACAGAGATCAACTACTGCTGGGAGCAGTATAAGCAACAGTTCGCCTGGCTCAAAGACACAGAAAAGGCCACCATCGAGTCGGATGATTGTCCTTTTGAAACACATGCGCAACTCGCAGACTTCGTGAAGAGTGTTGGCATGGCCGAGAAGAAGATCGAAGTCATCGCACCTGTCCGAACTAACCTGCCCATCATTGAGACTTTGAGGCGCATCGTTAAGGGGTTCTCCGTTCCTGGGATGCTAGCTGTGTCTGAGAAGGGAGCTTTTGTTAAACAACTTCAGAACAAGGAGTTTGTAGATAGCCAGCTCCTGCTGATTGCTGAGGCGCCACTCATGTCGAACGATAAGAAGATTCAAATGAGGCAATTCGTCCTGAGTACTGATTTGATCCCAGAGAAGCTAGACCCTCTGGCATTCACAGCTGAGCCGGAGTACATGAAGATGCTGCACATTCTGAAGCTGATCGGAAGGATGAAGTGGAACAAGGAGTCCACTGTCGAAGAACTGAGCAGGGTGTTGAACTATCTTGAGTTCATCAGTTCAGGCACTCTGGGCTTCTTCGTCAAGAAGCAGGACTACACTGATGGAAAGTGGAAGGGAGACGGCATCTACCATTGCAATCTTGATGGAGTAGCCATCCGCGTTCACATGAGAGATGATGCTTTGATCAAGCTCGAGTGCAACAGCGTAGATTCTCTCACTAGGGTCACAGGCAAGCTTCGAGAACTGTTCGCTGATCTCAGGCTCACGACATCAGCACCATCAATTGAGCCAGGAGCAGTGAAGTACATCTCTGTGAGAACTGGTATTGTCTACGGCAACAGAGCGGCAAACTCTGCTCCCATCTACACCCCTAGCGTGACTCATCCTGACCTCAAGTCGCTGATCGAAACGGGAGATTTAATTAAGTTCACTTACAATGTCTCCGAGGATGCGACATTCGACTTATTCGCAGAGGTGAAGAGATCCAACAAAAGGAACGCTGAGATGAGAGTCTTTAAATACACCCCAGCTTATCGATCATTCAAGAGCATAGAAAGAGCGGAGATGCCAAAAACGACCCTAGAAGAGTGCTGGATGGCTTACACTTCCGCTCCTCTTAAGGTCTGCGGAGATTTCTGCAAAGGCCTCGTTGCGGAGTGCGAGTGGGCTAGCAAGTTGGATGCAAGATTAGCACTCCTCAGGGAAGAAATCACGATTCTGGAGGATAGAATTGTTGTGGGGCCATTTTCACAACTAGCGGAGAATATGGAGAAGACCCTCTACAAGAGACTGCTGAGCGCGTGCACCAAGCTAGTTTGGTTTAGGGGTGCAGTGAGAGTTAAACTTGCCGCGAGAGGTGTTGTCAAGAGGGTGAAGCTCGTCCTCCCAGAAGAGAAACTCGCAGAGCAATCAACAGAGGCTTTGGAGGACTTTGATATGTCGGACCTGAAGAAAACAGCTGAGCTGCTACAGGAGATAGAACCAGACAGCACAGAGGCGATTTTGAGCGGTTTTGTGGTGAGCGAGGATGACTTGAAAGAGTATTCTTCTATTGAGGAAGCCATTCCAAGAATCCCAGAAAAGCGCTCAAACCTGGCATCATTCCATCCCTTGTTGAATGACATGTTTCTCGCAATTTCAAGCTTAGCGAATGTGGGAAGTCTTGAAAAATTCTTCTTTGGCACAGAGCGCTACGCCGGACCTGAGGGTGTTTTGGCAATTGCACGATTGTTCTTCAATGATCTAAGGGCTGATGTGAGTGACCCGTTCGCCTAAGTC